GGTGATCGTAAAGGCGCATGTGAAGCGATTCGCTGGTGGATAAAAGACGGAGGGAAGGATTGCCGGGTGCGCTCCAATAACTGCTATGGGCAGGTAACACGCCGTGATCAGGAAAGTGCGCTGACTTGCTGGGGGATTGACCAGTGAGTGCAGCCTACTTAAAGCCAGCTATCGCCGTAATGATTATTGCTGGTGCCTTTGTTGCTGGTTTAACCTGGAGCGATCGGGCATGGGAAAAGCGGTGGGCAGAACGTGATAGCGACGAATCGTCCCAGGAAGTTAACGCGCAAACCGCCGCCCGGATGATTGAACAGGGGCGTCTGATCGCCCGCCATGAGGCCGTAAAAAATGCTCAAGCGCAAACAGCTGCAGCGCGTACTGCTGCCGCTAATCTCTCTGATACTGTTAGCCAGCTGCGGCAGCAGGCAAAAAAACTTGCCACCCGCCTGGACGCCGCAAGCCACACCGCAAGTCTTGCCGCTACCGTCAGAAGCAAAACAACCGGCGCCACCGCCGGAGTGCTCGCCGACATGCTTGGCAACCTTGCAGAAGAAGCTCGACGGTATGCTGCAATCGCTGACGAACGCTACACAGCAGGAATGACCTGTGAGCGGATTTACGAATCAGTAAGAACGTCTATCCCCAGTAAGGGATAAGATGATGTTTATCCCTTTATGGGGATATCAACTGAATGGCCTCGCATCTGCGGGGCTTTTTTATTCGCAAAAGGTAACGCGATGAAGAACTTAAAAATTGCATACGTAGACGAGAAGCTGGTGGCGATTGAGTGTGACAGATTGTCATGCTCATCGCTGCCCGTTTCAGAGTTTACCATCGACAGTACCGCTTTAACTCTCCCTCAACTCATGCTCGAGGATGCTTATGCCGCCACGAGCTAAACGACCTTGCCGGCACAGAGGATGCGCGACTGTGACCAATGATGTCGGAGGATACTGTGAGATGCATCGGCAGCAACACGCTGGTGATAGCTGGCGTAACTACCAGCCCGGAAAAACTCGGCAGGAACGTGGTTATGGTCGACCGTGGGAAATTAAACGGGCCCGTATCATGAAGAGGGATAAATACCTTTGTCAGAACTGCAGGCGAGACGGTATTGCCACGAAAGCCTCAAGTGTCGACCACATCATTCCTAAAGCTCATGGCGGTACCGATGATGACTTTAATCTGGAGTCATTGTGCTGGACCTGCCACAGCAAGAAAACAGCAACAGAGAGAACCCGATGAAGAGTTTCAAAATTGAATACGTTGATGGCGTTTTGACCGTTCTGGAGACGGATGGTCAGTCACGAATGAATGAAGCCGTGCATGGCATCCATTTTGAGCATGTCCAGGGCGGCCGCCCACTGCTGAAACTGACGATTGCGCATGATATTGCACCGGCACCGGCTGCTGAGTCGGCTCAGGAACCTTTAGTGGGTGAGCTGGTACAGGATCAACAATCTCCGTTTCCCGGCGGTCGTCGTTCCCGCCATCGTAGGGGAGGTAAGCAATGATGTATAAACGCACGGATCTGACGCTCTCCATGTTCTATGCATCCAGCGCTGATGCAGACGGGAACAAAGTGGCTACGTTGACGATGCAGGTAATTGCAGCAGAGGTTGGATCCGTCCAGACCAGCCAGCTGCGATGTATAACCGATAGCGCGAAGAAAAAAACGTATAGCGTAGGTGAACAATCTGTCAGTAATGGTTCCGATCCGTTGCTGGTCGCGATTGAGAATTACTGGCGTCAGAGCACGGATGTCGTCGTTAAAGGATTGATCGCCGAGGTGACCGACTTCATCGCAGGGAACATCAACTCAGTTAGCACCTGGATCGGTCAGTTTGGGATGAAGGTTTTCGAGAACCAGCCATTAGATGAACGGCTTCCAGAAAGCGTACTGCAGGCCGATGGAGGATCTGCTACAGCGACAGGATCCTGACCGCCGGTATAACAACTGGTGTTCATTGAACGTCTGAGATATGCCGGCCCACGCAATGCGAACCGTATTCTCCGCCGGAGTAGCAGGAATGACGACCTCCATCTCGACTTAGGCAGCTGCAGCCAGGGGTAGGGGGGAGCAAATCCCTGACCCCTTTCGCGCTTAGGGACTGCCCGTTGAAGTCTATTTTTACACGCCAGAAATAAGAAACTTTTTTCCGGAAGGTTTCATCTATCAAAGGAACGTTTATGGCCGGAGGAATTCGATCGTCCGGTGGTGGCCGAAAACCCACTTTACCCACCGGGCAAAAAAGCAAATTAACACGTATTGCGCCTCCCGCTGAGTTAATGGGGGAGGCGGCAATAAGAATGTGGAAGACGCAAAGCAAAATACTCATCGACCGAGGGGTGTTTGAGCTGGAGGACGCACCTTTGTTGCTGGCTTACTGCAATGCTTTTCATCTGATGCTCGAAGCCGAAAAAATGCTGGCCAGCGGACTGACCTCAGAAAGTGAAATGGGGGGCCTGAAAAAACACCCTGCAGTTAATGTCCGGAATGACTCGGTTTCCCAGCTTGCCCGCCTGGGCTCTCTGTTGGGGTTAGATCCGCTCAGTCGTCTTCGCATGACCAGCGGACAAAAGGATCCGGATGATGACGGGAATGAATTCGATGAGTTTGACTGATGGCAACCTATCCGAACGTCAATGCAGCGAACCAGTATGCGCGGGATATCGTTGGCGGGAAGATTCTGGCGTGTCAGTTAACGATACTTGCCTGTCAGCGACATCTGGACGACCTCGAACGAGCAAAGGATCCCCACTGGCCCTACCGCTTCGATAAAAACAAAGCAGAACGATTTCTTCGTTTTGCCCAGAAAATGCCTCATACCTCAGGGGAATGGGCCCGGCGTAAACTCCGGATTGAATTTGAAGCCTGGCAGAAGTTCGCTCTTGGCGTACCGTTTGGATGGGTACACAAGAAGACAGGCCTGCGTCGTTTCTCTGAAATCTATATCGAGGTGCCCAGGAAGAACGGGAAATCCGCTATTGCCGCTGCTGTAGGAAATTATATGTTTTGTGCAGATGGCGAGCATGGTGCAGAAGTCTATTGCGGCGCCACGACTGAAAAACAGGCATGGAAGGTATTTTCTCCGGCGCTGCAAATGGTGAAAAAGCTGCCGGCATTGCGGCAAAAATTCTCGATAAAACCTTGGGCAAAAAAAATGACGCGCCCTGACGGTTCGGTTTTTGCGCCTGTGATCGGTGACCCGGGGGATGGTGATTCGCCATCATGCGCCATCATTGATGAATATCACGAACATACTACTGATGCGCTTTACACTACCATGACCACCGGTATGGGGGCTCGTGAACAACCGATGACACTGATCATCACCACCGCCGGCTATGACATTACATCCCCTTGCTATGAAAAGCGTACTCAGGTTGTCGAGATCCTGCGGAGAACCCGTAATGGCGAGGAAAATGAAACCATATTTGGGCTGATTTATGGCCTTGATGACGATGATGACTGGACGACTCCTGAGGCATTAATCAAGGCAAACCCCAACTATGGCATTTCGGTAAAAGCAGATTTTCTCCGGGCTAAACAATTATTGGGTATGTCGACGCCCGGGCAGACAAACAAGATTCTGACCAAGCATTTCAATCGCTGGGTAAGCGCAAAATCAGCTTATTACGACCTGAGAAAATGGATGGATGCAGCCGATAAAAACCTTAAGTTGTCAGATTTTGAAGGGGAAGAATGCTGGCTGGGTATAGATCTGGCCTCGAAAGTTGACCTCAATGCCGTGGTTCCAGTTTTTCGTCGTGAAATAGACGGAATAACACATTTTTACTGTGTTTCTCCTCTGTTCTGGGCACCAGAAGAAACCATTTACTCGCAGGAGACCGCGCTGAAAAGTACCGCAGAACGTTATCAGTCCTTTGTCCGGCAGGGTAAGTTGATCCCGACCGATGGTGGCGAAGTTGATTACAGGCTGATATTTGAAACGATCCTGAAGCTGCGGAATACCGTAAAAATTGCCCAATGCCCCATTGATCCTTATGGCGCGACTTCATTACGTCACATGCTTGAGGAAGAGGGGCTTGAGCCTGTCGAGATAAGACAAAATTTTACCCATATGAGTGATCCTATGAGAGAGATTGAGGCTGCGCTCATCTCGGGGAGATTCCATCATGACGGACACCCCGTCATGAACTGGTGTATTTCCAACATCGTCGGCCAGTACCTTCCCGGAAGTGACGATATTGTGCGTCCCGGGAAAGAAGGGCGGCAGAACAAGATAGATGGTGCGGTTGGTTTAATGATGGGGCTGGGGCGCGCCATGCTTAACAGTTCAGTGATGACATCCGTATATGATGAGGAAGATATAGCATGCTAATTTCAGTTCTGAGTTTTATTGTCGGCCTCACTGGTGCTGGATTGTTATCAGCAGGCGCCTGGCTTATTTCTCCATCAGTGGGATTGATAACAGGAGGGATTATTTGTCTGGGCTGGTCATATATGACAACCCGGGCCTTTTCCTCCGGCGTCAGCAATGGCGGAGGTGAATAATGTTCCTACCCCAGATGTTCAGGGGCCGACAATACTCGGGGAATAGCTTCTGGGAAGCCATGCTGGGCGGGGTTCGTTCAAGCCAGAGCAAAACTGGCATCATAATCACGCCGGAAACCGCTCTTGGACTTTCAGCGGTCCGGGCCTGTGTAACCCTCCTGGCGGAGTCCGTCGCGCAGCTGCCGTGCGAACTTTACCGGCGGGATAAAAATGGCGGGCGCCAGCGTGCGACGGACCACCCGGTTTATGACCTGATTCACTCCCAGCCCAACAGGAAAGACACCTCATTCGAGTATTTCGAGCAGCAGCAGGGGTTGCTGGGGCTGGAGGGAAATTGCTACTCGATCATCGAACGGGACGGAAAAGGCTACCCGAAAGAGCTGATCCCCATTAACCCGAAAAAGGTGATTGTGCTGAAAGGGCCGGACGGTATGCCGTATTACCAACTCCCGGAAGTCGGCGAAATTCTGCCGATGCGCATGATGCACCATGTGAAGGTCTTTTCTCTGGATGGCTATATCGGCAGTTCCCCCATTCAGACGAACGCCGATGTTCTGGGGCTGAATCTGGCGGTTGAGGAGCATGCGGCCGCGACATTCCGGCGCGGGACAACGATGAGCGGGGTGATAGAGCGTCCGAAAGAGGCTGCGACCATTAAAAGCCAGGATGCTATTGATCGCCTGCTGGCGAAATGGACCGAGCGCCATTCCGGTATTCACAATATGTTCTCTGTGGCATTGCTGCAGGAGGGCATGAGCTACAAACAACTGTCGCAGGATAACGAAAAGGCGCAGCTGCTACAGTCGCGGCAGTGGGGCGTGGAAGAGGTCTGCCGGCTCTATAAAATCCCGCCACATATGGTGCAGATGTTGGCGAAAGCGACCAACAACAACATTGAGCACCAGGGCCTGCAGTTCGTGATGTACACGCTGCTGGCATGGCTGAAACGCCATGAGGGTGCGCTGCAGCGCGATCTGCTTCTGCCCAGCGAACGCCGCGATTTGTACATCGAGTTCAACGTTTCCGGGCTGCTGCGAGGCGACCAGAAGTCACGCTATGAATCGTATGCGCTGGGCCGCCAGTGGGGATGGCTATCCACTAACGATATCCGGCGTATGGAGAATCTGCCGCCAATTGCTGGCGGGGACAAATACCTGACGCCGCTCAATATGGTCGACAGCGCGAAGATCCTTCCTGGCGATAAGTCGCCGACAGCAAAACAGCTGGCCGAAATCGAAACCCTTCTGGCCAGAGCCTGATTATTTCCCGCCGCGCGGGATGACCTGGAAGACAACATGACAACGAAATTAATTAACCTGCCGCACCTGGCAGATATGGTCTTTGGCGTGCCGCATTACGTGACGCGGCAAACAATGGACTCCGTGAAAGCGGTGCTCATCCCCCGTATTCAGGGGATCACCGAAGATGCCGCCATTCAGATGGCATTGAATCCGGGTAAATCACCTGCTGCTGAGCAGGTCCAGCCCGCAGGCGGGGTGGCGGTGATCCCCGTTCATGGCATTCTCGTTCCACGCCGGGGGCAGATTACGGCGATGTGCTCCGAGCTGACCAGCTACGAGCGGATCCGCGGGCAGTTGCAGGCGGCGTTAAACGACCCCTCAATCAGCGAAATCGTTCTGGATATTAACTCCGGCGGCGGCGCAGCGGTGGGGTGCAAGGAGCTGGCCGATTACATTTATCAGTCTCGTGACACGAAACCCATCACGGCGATTGTGAACTACAGCGCGTATTCCGCCGCGTATTTCATCGCATCGGCCTGCAGCAAAATCATCGTCAGCCAGACCAGTGGCGTGGGGTCGATTGGTGTGATCATGGAGCACCTCGATACGTCGAAGATGGAAGAAAAAATGGGGCTGACGTTCACCACCATTTACCGGGGAGATAACAAAAATAACGGCACCCAACATGAACCACTGAGTGAAGAGTCGCTGGGTATGTTCCAGGGCATGATCGACGATATGTACGAGACGTTTACGGGGTCGGTGGCCGAATATCGCGGCCTGAAGCAGCAGGCCGTCATTGATACGCAGGCGGGGCTGTATTTTGGCCCTGGCGCGGTGTCTGCCGGCCTGGCGGATGAAGTCTCTGACCCCCAGGCGGCGATCAATGCTATCGCGACAAAGTATCAGCAACCCCGTCAAAAAACCTCCATTCAGATGCAGGCAGCCGCGATGGACCTGCAAACCAAAATGTAACCCGGCGCAAACACAAACCGCGTCACCTTAAGCAGCCAGCAGGCTGCTTTTTTTATGTCTAAAAAGAGAGAAATAAAATGCCACATATTGAAGAATTGCGTCGTCAGCGTGCGGGTATCAACGAACAGGTTCAGGCCCTGGCAACCATTGACGCCAGCGGCGGCACGCTGACAGCTGAGCAGCTGACGGAGTTTGCGAACCTGCAGCAGCAGTTCACTGATATCAGCGCCAAAATTGAACGCCTGGAAGCCGCCGAACGTGCTGCGGCGCTGGTCGCAAAGCCAGTCAAGGCTACCCAGCTTGGACCAGCAGTCATCGTCAAAGCTGAGCCGAAGCAATACACAGGCGCAGGCATGACGCGCATGGTGATGTCGATTGCCGCAGCGAAGGGGGATCTGCGTGATGCAGCGGTCTTTGCCGCTGAAGAACTGAATGATCAGTCTGTATCGATGGCCATTTCCACCGCTGCGGGTTCCGGTGGGGCGCTCATCCCGGAGAACATGCAAAACGAAGTCATCGAGCTGCTGAGCGACCGTACCATCGTCCGTAAGCTGGGCGCCCGCTCCATTCCGCTGCCTAACGGTAATCTGTCGTTACCGCGCTCGGCTGGCGGTGCAACGGCCAGCTACACCGGCGAAGGAAAGGATGCCAAATCGTCTGAATCAAAATTCGACGATGTAAAACTGAATGCCAAAACCATGATCGCCCTGGTCCCGATGTCGAACCAGCTGATTGGCCGCGCCGGTTTTAACGTTGAGCAGCTGGTCCTGCAGGATATTCTGACCGCCATCTCTGTTCGTGAGGATAAAGCGTTTATGCGCGATGACGGTACCGGCGATACACCAATTGGTATGAAGGCGCGTGCGACGCAGTGGAACCGCCTGCTGCCGTGGGAAGCGGGTTCCACGATCAACCTGAACACGGTTGATGAGTACCTGGACAAGATTATTTTGATGGCGATGGATGGCAACAGCCTGATGATCCGTTGCGGCTGGGGTATGTCGAACCGTACCTATATGAAGTTGTTTGGCCTGCGTGACGGCAACGGCAACAAAGTCTACCCGGAAATGGCGCAGGGGATGCTCAAGGGCTATCCGATTCAGCATACCAGCGCTATTCCGGTTAACCTGGGCGAAAGTGGCAAGGAATCGGAAATTTATTTCGCTGACTTCAATGATGTTGTTATCGGTGAAGATGGCGCCATGACGGTCGATTTCTCCAAAGAAGCCACCTACCCGGATGCCGAAGGAAACCCAGTTTCCGCGTTTGCGCGAAACCAGTCGCTGATCCGCGTCGTCCTCGAACACGATATTGGCTTCCGTCATCCGGAAGGCCTGGTTCTGGGTACCGGCGTCCTGTTCTAACCCCCCCCTCTGTTAATAAAGCCCGCATATGCGGGCTTTTCCCTTTAAGGAGAATGCTATGGCTGCGAAAAGTAAAGCAGTAGAGCCGGAAGAAACGGTCGTACAGGACAACCATGCGACCGAGGATGTACAGGTCAACCATGCGACCGTGGTCGCACAGGCAGAACGTAAATCAGTTGTGTTCCTCGGTCCGCATAGCCGTTATTCCCGTGGTGATATCGCGTGGTTTGAAGGATCGCACGCCGAAGAGCTGGTTAAGCGCCGTATCGCGGTATGGCCGAAGGATGCCGAACGCGCGCTGAAACCGAAGCCGGGAGACAGCGATTTTGATACTGACATTGGATGATGTGAAAACCCAGCTACGCCTGGAACTGGATTTCACGGAGCATGACGCCATGCTCACGCAAATGGTGAACGCCGCGCAGCGGAGCATCGAGCGTGATTATTACTGCAAGCTGGTCACCAGTGATGAAGAGCTGCAGGCACTCCCGGAGACCGTCCGCGGATTTATCGCGGATGAAGATATCCGGCTGGCCATTCAGTTTCTGGTCAGCGATGCGTATCTGAATGGCCATACCGGACAGTGGCTGGAAACCGCTGCGGTGAGGCATCTTCTTTTTCCTCTGCAGGAGCATACGCTATGAACCTGAAACCGGGAGAAATGACCTGCCGCATTGTGATTGGCTATATGCAATCCGGGCGGGGGCCGCTGGGCGAACCTCTGCCAGAAAAGCTGGTTGAGACGGGGAAAGCCTGGGCGAAGGACGAGCTGGTATCCGGCAGGAAAGTCCGAACGCTGGATCAGCAGCAGGTAGTGGAAACCCGCCATTTTACCGTCCATCCAGGGGTTCTGGTCGACCTAGACTGGAAAATCACGACGAAAAATTTGGTTTATACCGTCCGGAATATCGACCGCAAAACGGACCGGATCATTATCACGGGGGAGGCCGACGGGCGGCATGATAGAGCTGGCGATTAAGGGTGCGCTGGAGCGCATCACCGGCATGAATGCGTATCCGCTTTTACTGCCGGACACGGTCCAGGAAGGTGCGACCTTTCAGCGTATCTCTGACCCGGAAATGGTCTCGGGAATGTTGCGAACGGGGATCGTCTCAGCCCGTATCCAGGTGAATCTGTACCGTCTTGATGATTACACCTCACTGCTGCAGCTGGATAAAAAAATCTGGACGGAACTGAAGTCCGTCGTTCATGGCCAGCTGGAGGGTATTCCGGTTCAGTATGTGGAGCGAGGCGGTATCCATCAGGATAAAAACCAGCTGACGAATCGTCGCATTCAGTATCGCCTGACCCGCGATTTCATCATTCACTACGTGGAGGACTCCTCGTGATCCGAATGGAAGTTAAAGGGCTGGATGAGCTGGAGCGGCAGTTAATGGCCCTGGGCGAAAAAGTGGCGACGAAGGTATTGCGGGATGCCGGGCGCGAAGCGCTAAAGGTCGTCGAGGAAGATATGAAGCAGCATGCCGGCTTTGACGAAACGTCTGCCGGGCCGCACATGCGGGACTCAATCAAAATCCGCTCTTCCACCCGCAAGGGTAAAGGGAACGCGGTTGTAACGCTCCGTGTCGGCCCCAGCAAGCAGCACCATATGAAGGCGCTGGCGCAGGAGTTTGGCACGGTTAAACAGGTTGCAGACCCCTTTATCCGACCCGCCCTGGATTACAACCTCCAGACCGTTTTGCGCGTGTTAACCGTGGAAATCCGAAACGGCATTGAAAACAGGTAGCATCCGCTGCCGTATAAAAAGAGAGAGAAACATGGCTGATAAAACTTCGCCTGAATATGCGATGTTGCCGGCGGGCACCATTGTGAAATACGGAGAGCCTGGCGCTGCCACGTCAGCGCTGAAACCGCTGATTAACTGTAAAGCGCTGGGTGCAATGGGGCAGACGGGGGGCTTTGTCGACTGCACCACGTTACTGGATAAGCAGAAACAGTCCATCAGCGATCTGCCTGACGGGCCTGAAAAGTCGCTGGGCTTCATTGATGATCCGGGCAATACCGATTTTGCCGCGCTGCTGAACGCAGCAGAGGCCCGCAAGACCATCCAGTTATACGTCGAATTACCCAACAAGCGAACAGCGACGATGCTCCTGGCGCTGTCCGGGTGGCAGATGAATGAAATCGCCGCTCCGGCGAATGAGGTCATCCAGATCACTGTTCAGGGTAAACAGAACAAGATCGCCTGGGGAACCGTCGCTGTCTCCGGCGGTGCCTGATTAACTTAACCTTTAAACAGCCACCTTCGGGTGGCTTTTTATTTTTAAGGACTACCTGTGAAAGATAAAGATTACCTGTCCACGCTGAAATCCGCGTTGCTTAAATCGGAGCCAACCGTCATTAAAACCGAGTTATTTGGCGCCACCGTATTCATCCGCCGCCTGACCGGGGATTACCTCATCAGCTACGAAGAGAAAATGGCTGAAACCGCAAAAGCTGGCGCAGCGCGCGAGGCATCGGAGCAAGTCATCCAGATCGTCATCGATGCACTGGTTCAGCCGGATGGAACGGCCATTCCGGATGAATTTAAACCCACGGCAGCCGAGCTGCTGAAGGCCCATGAAAACCCCGAACTGCTGGCCGCAGTGGAAAAAGTGAAGCAACACGCAATTGGCAAGCTGGAGGAAGCGGAAAAAAACTGAGTGACTCGCCCTGGCTTGAGCTGATCTTCTGGCTGGCCGACCGCTGGGGCGAGCCTGACCCATCCAAAATTGCCGCATTGCCGGCAAACACTCTGTACCACTGGCGAGCCTACTTCCTGAAACAGGGCACTTTCCGCCGTCCTGGCGATGAAAACGCGCCACCTACCGAAACCACACCTGCGCCATCCCGGGTCGATGATGAATGCGCGGCAGTCATGAGGGCATTAATGTAATGGCAGACGTCGCATCTTTAGCGGTCGGGCTGCACCTGAACGCAGCCAGTTTTAAATCCCAGCTGCTGGGAGCGTATGGCGATGCGGAGAACCAGTCACGACGGTTTAACCGTAATGCCCAGGCGGACGCGAAAAAGACGGAGGACGCCTATAAGAAGGTCGGTCTGTCGATATCCGGGATGGCCAGCCGGCTGGCGGGGCTGGCAGGAGCCGGCCTTTCCATCGGCACGATCGTCACCACGTCCAGACAATATGGACAGGCATTATCAGACCTGCAGGCCATCACCGGTGCGACTGCTGCTGAAATGAAAGCGCTGGATCTGGCTGCGCAGGAAATGGGGCGCACGACAGAGTACAGCGCCAGCCAGGCCGCCGAGGCGTTAAAGCTGATGGCGTCGGCTAAACCGGAGCTTTTAAAAACGTCCGATGGACTGCAGAAGGCTACGAACAGCGCGCTTATCCTGGCGCAGGCCGCCGGCACAACGCTGCCCGATGCGACCAGAACGCTGGCGCTTTCCTTAAACCAGTACGGGGCGAGCGCGCAGGAAGCGGATCGTTATATCAACGTACTGGCCGCCGGCGCGAAGTACGGGTCGTCGGAGATTGTGGATACGGCGGCTGCCATTAAAAATGGTGGCGTCGCAGCCGCACAGGCCGGCGTTGGTTTTGAGCAGCTGAATGCCGCGATTCAGGTGCTGGCAGAGCGTGAAATTAAAGGCGGTGAAGCCGGCACGGCGCTGCGTAACGTCATCCTGAATCTGGAAAAGGGCACGGACAAGAGCCTCAAGCCGTCCGTGGTTGGTCTCAGCCAGGCGCTGACCACTCTTTCCGGGAAAAATCTCTCCACGGCCCAGGCCGTAAAACTGTTTGGCGTGGAGAACCTGAATGCGGCGTCTATCCTGGTCCAGAACCGTTCAAAGCTTGATGAGCTGACCGCTTCCCTGACCGGTACCAAAACGGCGCATGAGCAGGCATCCATCAGGGTTAACAACCTGAACGGCGATTTGCTGGGGCTGAGCAGTGCGTTTGAAGGGATGGTCATTAAGATCGGCCAGAGCAGTAACGGGCCACTCCGCAGCGGGATTCAGGTTGCCACGGAGGCACTGAACAGCCTGGCAGACAATTTCAACACCGTCTCCAGCGTGGCGCTTTACAGCCTGATCCCCGTGTTATCCACGAAACTGACTGCAGGGCTGCGGGAGAATATCGCGGCCTGGCGGGAAAGCCAGGCGGCGGTAAAAGCGCGGGCGCAGGCTGATGCGGATATTGCCCGCAAAACGCTGGATTCGACAGCTGCCATCCTGAAACAGAACGACGCTGAGTTTGGCCACTACCGGCAGATGGAGCGGACGGCTAAACAGTACGGGATGAATATCAGTTACCAGGATGAGTTTACCCGGCTTATCCGGCAGGAAACTGAGCAAACCAATCTGGCCAGCCAGGCGAAACTGAAACTGGCAGCGGCAAACCGGCAGATGTCGATATCGGCCCGCGCGGCTTCCGTTGCGGTGGGGCTGGCAAGAGGCGCATTAAATTTAATCGGTGGTCCGTTCGGCGCCGCGATGCTGGCCGGCTCAGGCATTCTTTACTTTCATGAGAAGGCAAAGGAAGCCCGGCAGTCAGCCATTGATTTAAAAGATGCTGTAGTGGAAACCAGTGAAGCGCTGATGCGCCTCTCGCTTAACCAGTTAAATGTGAAACAGTTCGACCTGGAGGATCAGTACGAAAACCAGGTCGTGCAGCGTAACCAGTTGATAAAAGAGATTCAGGATGCCGACAGTCGTATCGGTAGCCTGAAAGGGTTTGACCCCTTCGGCCAGCTGGAAGGGGTGACAAAAGACCAGACGCGGGCGCGGGCGGATCTCGATAGCGTTAACGAGGGACTCCGCAAAACCGAGGAAAACATTAAGCGAGTCAGTGATGCAAAAACACTGGCTCAGCTGGGTTTATCGGGAAAAATAACCTCCCTTACGGACGATCTGAAAGGAGCGTTAAGCACGCCCCCCAAAGAGACCGGAGATGGAAATCCCTGGGGCGGCGATGGCGGTACCGGCACGGGGAAAGGCAGTAAGTCCCAGGTCGACCAGTTTAAAACGCTGCGGCAGCAAATTGAACAAGCCCATGCGTCCAGCCTGGCCAGAATTAACCTGCAGGAAAAGGATAGCAACAGGGAGCTGCAGGAAGCGGCGAAGAAAAATGGTGCCAGTGATGCTGACCTGCAGCGCGCGCTGTTAATGAATGCAGAGAACTACCAGAAACAACGACTGGATCTGGCTGCGCAGTATTCCCCTGCCCAGGAAACTCTGCGAAAAGAGCTGGAAGCCAGCCGGGACCAGGCTGAGCTTTTCAAAGCCCGCCTTCTTGATGAAAAAGAGTACCAGGCCGCACGAATAACGCTGGCCAGAGATACTGCTAAAGAGCTGCTGCAGGCGCATGCCGATGAAATCGCTGCGCCGGCACTGGATATCGCCGGCGAAGTTGATCCACTGGTCTCGCTGCGCAATCAGCTTGCGCAGCGGCAGGCATTGCTGCAGGCGTACTACCAGGGCAGCGCGATCAGCAAAGAACAGTACGAAATGCTGATGCAGAAGGCGACGAAAGAATCCGCCGATGCGCAGTATCAGACGTCACTGGAGTTATACCGATCACAGGGAGAATTCCACAGCCTGGCCGTCGGGTTATTTGAAACGGCCCATGAGCGCTCAAGCAACTTCCTGACGAGCATGCTGACGCGGACGAGAAGCTTTAAGGAGAACATGGCTGATCTGTTTTCCTCGCTCACGCAGTCGATCATAAAAAACCTCGTTGATATGGCCGCTCAGGCGCTGGTCACCAGTTTCGTCATGCAAACCATTATGGGCGTGGTGGGCGTCGGGACCAGCGTTGTCACGGGCGCTGCGGGCGCAGGCTCGGGGACGGCGATCCAGAATGCCGCCAGTAACTTCCAGTTCAACGCCAAAGGCGGCGTTTACGACTCGCCGTCGCTGAGCGCATACAGCAACCAGGTCTACGACTCTCCGCAGTTCTTCGCTTTCGCAAAAGGGGCCGGCGTATTTGGCGAGGCCGGGCCGGAGGCCATCATGCCGCTGACGCGTGCCGGCGATGGTTCGCTGGGTGTACGCGCTGTCGGTGGTGGTCAGAACGCCGGCGCGTCGGAAGGGCCAAAAGTCTTTATCACGATTGAAGGCGGAAACACCTCAACGCAGGCGCCGTCTGGTTTTGAGCAGTTTGGCCAGCAGATCGGCTCGTTTGTGGAGAAAAAATACAGGGAGCTGATGGCGCAGGATATGCGCCCTGGCGGGATGGTCTGGAATGCAGTTAAAGGGCAACGTTGATGGCTATTGAGATATTCACCTGGAGTCCGCGGGTTAATCCCCAGCAGACCGTTAACTTTCGTGTCCGGAAGGCGCAGTTCGGTGACGGGTATGCGCAGGTATCCGGCGATGGTATTAACACCCGATCACAGGATTGGGAGCTGAGTTTTGTCGGTACGGAGGACTATATCCGTCCGATTAAGCAGTTCCTCGACCGACATGCCGGCACCCGTGCGTTTCAGTGGACCCCGCCTCTGGAAGAGGTGGGGCTTTACCGCTGCGAACAATATAAACCGGTGCCGCTGGGCGGCGGAAATTACTCACTTTCAGCCACTTTTATTCAGGCATTTAAACCATGAGCCTTAACGCGAATTATCAGAAGTTAGAGCCAGGCGATGAGGTTCGTCTCCTGGAGATCGATGGTCAGGCGTTTGGCCTGGATGAGGTTTTGTATTTCCACGGCTATAACGTTCCCCATACTGCAGCCGAAATCCTCGCCGCTGGCGGCGACCTGGATAAGCTGCCGGCGAAAAGCATCTGGTGGCAGGGGCGGGAATATAAAGCATGGCCATGTGAAATCGAAGGGATCGAGTCCTCCACCACGGGCAACGACGCGCAGCCAACGCTGCGGGTAGGGAACATCGACGGAAAGATATCCGCGCTCTGTCTCCATTACGACGATCTGGCTCTGGCGCGGGTTGTCATCCACGACACGCAAAAACAGTATCTCGATGCGAAGAACTTTCCGGACGGGAATGCCTCAGCTGATCAGACTCAGGAGAAACGGCGCCTTTTCTTCATTGACGTAAAGCATTATGAAGACGATGAGAAGGTGGAATTTACTCTCTCCAGCCCGTTTGCCCTGCAGGGGATTATGATCCCCACTCGCCAGCTGCATGCGATTTGCACCTGGTGTATCCGCAATCAGTACCGCAGTGGTAATGGGTGCGACTATGCCGGCACCCGGTATTTTGACAGGAACAATCAGCCAGTTGATGACCCGTCGCAGGATGTCTGCAATGGAACGCTCACGGCCTGCAAATTACGTCATGGTGAGAATAGTGAACTGCCGTTTGGCGGGTTCCCCGGTACCTCATTAATCAGGAGCTGATATGCGTCAGAAAACGATTAAGGCCATCCAGGAACATGCGGCGGCAGAATATCCGCGCGAGGCCTGCGGCCTCGTCGCCCAGAGGGGGCGAGCGGAGCGTTATTTCCCCTGCCGGAACCTGGCCACAGAGTCGAAAGATAATTTTGTGCTGGCGCCGGAGGATTATGCGGAGGTTGAGGAATGGGGAACGATCACCGGTATTGTTCACAGCCATCCTGATGCCACCACCCAGCCGAGCGAACTGGATAAAGCGCAATGCGACGCGACCCTTCTCCCCTGGCATATTATCAGCTTGCCAGAAGGCGATCTCCGTACTATCCACCCGCGTGGTGAGTTGCCGCTCCTCGAGCGACCATTCGTGCTGGGCCACTACGATTGCTGGGGCCTGGTGATGAGCTATTTTCGGCAAACCCACGGCATCGAGCTGCACGATTACCGCGTCGATTATCCGTGGTGGGAAAAGGAGTATCCGGACAATTTTTATCAGGAATGCTGGTATGAATGCGGGTTCCGTGAGTTTGATGGTCCACCGCAACCGGGTGATATGGTGATCATGCAGGTGCAGGCAGATAAGTGGAACCACGCCGGGATTCTGCTGGAAGGGAACCTGCTGCTGCATCACCTATATGGCCATCTCAGCAAGCGCGTGCCGTATGGTGGGTACTGGATTGAAAGAACAATGAAAATTGTTCGACATGTTTCATTTCTGGGATGAACAACTTTAATTTTATTAACATTGACACCTGCTTATCCAAGGCTTAATATCAACTGTACTGTATATATGTACAGTATTTTTTTGATATTTTAACCGTCAAAGAGGAATTATTTATGTCTGGCGAAACAATGACTGTCACCGCATCTGTCCCTCCTGTTGGCAACCTGTCATATGGTGGGGGCATGTTTAGTCCAACCATTTCTGGTCCATCTGAAGGGCAAATTTTTCTACAAGTTACTCTTCCTTATTATCAGTCTGAAAAATTTTGTGCGGATCAGTTGAACTGGCTTGTTCAATATATTAAAAAACATGGAGCCTCAGACCCCATGACGATTCAGGTCGCGGCTAATAATATTCGTTACCTCTGTAATGCTGATACCAATCTGGTAAAAAACCCGAAAACTCTTGTTTATGACGCTTTTCATAGTCGCTCTCCAGCTCCAGCTAATTATGATTATCGTTCGATGAACCTTAAGCAAATGAGTGGTAGTGTAGTAACGCCGGGAGCAGCGTTTGCACATTATCTTTGGGGTAATGGTGAAACCCGATTTGTTAATTTACCTGATGTAGGTTTAAAAGTTACACCACAACAAATTCCTGAGCTAATGAAACTGGTAAACAGTGGTGTCACTGGCGCGATCCCTGTTTCTGTTAAATTCAGTAGGGATACATCAACGGATAGCATTACCGCTGGTGCTTATCTTGGGCATATTACACTTCAGACAGAAGGTACCCTGAATGTCACGGGTAATGGTGCATGGACTTACAATGGTGTGATCAGAGCGTATGACGACACATATGACTTCAATCTTGGAAACTTCCGCGGACCGATAGCTGAGTCTTTGACTTTCTTGGGCAGTACATTCTCTGGTAAGCCATACCAGATTTCACTGCCCGGTCAGATTAACATTTCTGGTTCAGGAAAACGCTAAGCATTCCCAGGGGCGGGAAACCGCCCTAAGGTTCTGAGGAATACTCAATTTTACCAGTATCACAGGTGTAGATACCTGTGAAATTGATCGTTCCTTTGGTACCACTGGCAGTAAAAGGTACCGATATTGTCTTGTCGGCGGTGTCCGTCCCTCTTTCAACCTTATCCCATGTTAATTCTGGGGTTAAAGTTCCTAGCTTCTCCTGTGCAGAAGGGTAGCGAGGTAATAATCTATTAAAATCTGCCTGTACTTCTTGTAAGGCCTGCTCGTCCGTGACTTCCTGGCATAGTCTTACTGGTTTGAATGGCCATTCAATCAAAACGTATAATATAGCTATTATCGCAATGACACTTATGCTGTATTTTTTCCATTTCTGCATAGAGATACCCTTTCGCTGTTTTATCCTATTAAGCATGGTGCAGGCTGAGTGTAAGATAAAGTAATCGCAAATTCAATGTACGAGGGCATTAGTTTAAAATAATTCGACGATGATTATAGGGCAGGTGACCATTCTGTTAGAACATTGCATTGTAAGTTATTGATTTATCTTTCGCTTAATTATTTACGGCGTGGCGTAATGAATGGTTTTTAAAATGGTAAGTTCGGTGCTTTTTTTGATATACATTTCATCGATCTACATTTTTTATGTCGCTGTACCTGTCTTAATATCGAACGCTAATTGGCGATTTTTACTGGTTCCAAGGGGGGCGTATGAAAAAAATAAAGCTTTGTGGTGTTCTGGGGAAACGTTTGGGAAATATCACGAGAGATTAATTGACACGCCAAAAGAGGCTGTGCAAGCGCTATGCTGTACGGTAGATGGGTTTGAAAAATTCTTGATTCACAGTAAGGAAAAAGGATTAACTTTTGCTGTCTTTAGAGGAAAGCGAAATATTGGTCTGGATGAGTTAGGTTACCCTGTTGGGGAGGAGTTGATCCGCATCGTACCGGTTATTATTGGCAGCAAAAAAGCCGGTTTTCTTCAGACTATTTTGGGTACGGTCATCGTTGCGGTTGGAGCTATAGCCACTTTCGGATTCGGCCAGGCGTGGGGCGTAAACGTGATGATGGGAGGCGGCGCTATGATGCTCGGCGGCGTCGTTCAGATGCTTTCTCCACAGCCAGCTGGCCTGGCACGAAAAGAATCCGCTGACAATAAAGCGTCCTATGCCTTTGGGGGCGTGACGAACACTGCCTCTCAGGGATACCCAGTCCCTTTGCTTTATGGCAAACGGCGAATTGGCGGCGCCATTATATCTGCCGGTATTTACGTAGAAGACCAGCAATAAGTTTTAATCAGTAAACCATCCAATTCAGGCCACCTTGCGGTGGCTTTTTTTATGGGCGTAATATGGCAAATAACATAATTAAAGGGCGCAAGGGTGGCGGCTCAAAGCAGCGTACACCGACGGAACAGCCGGATGATTTACAGTCCGTTGCGAAAGCCAAAATTCTGCTCGCATTAGGTGAGGGTGAATTTGCAGGTGGTTTAACCGGGGAAGATATTTATCTTGATGGCACCCCGCTTGAAAATGCTGATGGTTCGCAAAACTTCAGTGGCGTGTCCTGGGAATTTCGCCCCGGCACGCAGGCACAGACTTATATTCAGGGTATTCCCGGTACTGAAAATGAAATCAGTGTAGGAGCGGAAGTTTCCAGCAAGACAGCCTGGACCCATACCTTTACTAATACCCAGCTTTCTGCCGTTCGTGTTCGTCTGAAATGGCCGTCCCTGATGAAACAGGAAGATGACGGCGACGTGGTGGGCAATACCGTCAAGTATGCAATTGACCTGCAGACCGACGGCGGCGCCTGGCAGACGGTACTGGAAACCGCTGTCACGGGTAAAACCACCTCCGGTTATGAGCGGAGCCATCGTATTGATCTGCCCCAGGCCGGCAGTACCTGGACGCTACGCCTGCGTAAAATCTCTCCGGATGCGAACAGTGTAAAAGTTGGCGACGTGATGACGCTGCAGAGCTATACCGAAGTGATTGACGCGAAGCTGCGTTATCCCAACACCGCGCTGCTTTATATCGAGTTCGACTCCAGCCAGTTTAATGGCTCCATTCCGCAAATTTCCTGTGAGCCGCGTGGGCGAGTGATTCGTGTGCCGGATAACTACAATCCGGAAACCCGCGAATATACCGGCGTCTGGACTGGCGGGTTTAAATGGGCCTGGACGGATAACCCGGCCTGGATCTATTACGACATTGTTATAGCTGACCGTTTTGGTCTCGGTAATCGTCTGAGCAGCGCCAATATTTCGAAATGGACGCTGTACCAGATTGCACAGTACTGCGATCAGCTGGTTCCTGACGGGCGCGGTGGTGACGGCATGGAGCCGCGCTATACCTGTAATGTCTATGTCCAGGAACGCAACGATGCTTACACCGTGCTGCGAGACTTTGCCGCCATTTTCCGGGGCATGACCTGCTGGAACGGTGAGCAGATTGTTGTGCAGGCTGATATGCCGCGTGATGTCGATTTTACCTATACGCGCGCCAATATTGTCGGCAAACCCCGTTATTCGAGCAGCAGCAGCCAGGTTCGGTACACCAACGCCCTGGTTTCCTGGTCTGATCCGGATAATGCTTATGCTGATGCAATGGAGCCGGCGTTTATCCCGGAACTGGTTTCCCGCTACAGTTTTAACCAGCTCGAAATGACGGCGATTGGCTGTACGCGCCAGAGCGAAGCCCACCGTAAGGGGCTGTGGGGCATACTGACCAACAATAAGGACCGCATGGTCGAAATTGATGTCGGGCTGGACGGTCGCATTCCTCAACCCGGTTATATCATTGCCCTGGCGGATGAGTTGCTGGCTGGACGGGTCAACGGCGGGCGAATCAGCGCGGTGAATGGCCGGGTGATTACGCTGGATCGTGATGTGGATGCCAAACCTGGCGACCGCCTCCAGCTAAATCTGCCTTCCGGGAGCTCACAGAGCCGGACTATTCAGGCTGTTAACGGACGCCGGCAGATTACGGTCACAACGGCGTACAGTGAGACGCCAGAACGGGAATGCGTCTGGGCCGTTGAATCCGATGACCTCTTCCTGCAGCAGTACCGGGTTACAGGGGTAAAAGAGAACAGCGATGCTACCCTCACGATCACCGGCGTGGCACATGACCCGGATAAATTCGCCCGCATCGATACCGGCGCTATTATCGACCAGCGCCCGGTTAGCGTATTGCCGGCGGGCAACCAGTCACCTCCTGACGATATTGTCATCACATCCCGCTCGGTCGTGAATCAGGGGATCAGCGTCGAAACGATGCAGGTTAACTGGTCAGCGGTCAGCGGTGCTATTGCCTATGAGGCACAGTGGCGCCGTAACGACGGGAACTGGATTAATGTACCGCGCAGCTCGACCACCTCGTTTGAGGTCAGCGGCATTTATGCCGGTCGTTACCTGGTTCGTGTCCGCGCGATAAATGCGGCGGAGATCTCGAGCGGCTGGGCGTATTCCGAAGAGAAAACCCTGACCGGCAAGGTCGGCGATCCGCTGGCACCGCTGGCGCTGGCAACCCGTTCGCTGGTTCATGGGGTCCAGGTTAGCTGGGAGTTCCCGACCGGCTCCGGGGATACGCTGCGCACCGAACTGCAGTACAGCAAAAATCAGGACGGTAGTGCGCCGATGCCGTTATCAGACGTGGCCTATCCGGGGAAAAGCTATCAGCAGATGGGCCTCAGTATGGGCGCAGAATTCTGGTATCGGGCGCGCCTTGTGGATCGTCTTGGCAATGAAAGTCCGTGGACCGGCTGGGTCCAGGGGATGGCCAGCGATAACTTTGATGACTACTACGAAAACCTGACCGACGCGATCAAGGATACGGCTGCCTGGGAGGAAACGCAGCGCACCATTAGCGAAACGCAGGAAGGTATCCGCAATACGCAGCAGGAACTGGAGCAGACCGCTGAAGCTCTGCGTAAGGAAGCCGCAGACCAGGCGAATCAGGTCAGCCAGGATATTGATGCATCGGCGAAAAGCATCACTGCTGATGTTGACGGGAAGATCTCCGCCGTGAATAAAACCATCACGGATGAGATCACCTCGGTCAATGAGGCTCTCGATTCTGGTCTGGCTCAGGCAAACAAAGGCGTTCAGGAGGCAAAATCCGCCGTCGCAGATGCGAACAAGCAGATCGCAACTGTGAACAAGTCGCTGACCGACAGCATCACCCAGGTAAGACAGTCAGTCACCGATACGGCTGCGGAAATCAACGCCACCATCGACCTGGAGATTGCCAGGGTCAGCAAAACGCTGGCCGACGGCGATGCCGCATTGAATGCGCAGATAAAGACTGCCGAAAATGGCCTGAAGCAGTCGCTGTCTCAGGTCAACACCACGCTGACCAATGCGGTGAAGCAGGAGACCGCGGATCGTATCGCCGATGTTAACGCGAAGGCGTCACAGGCCGCTGATGAACTGCTGGCGGCAACGCAGGGGATTGAGGCGAGTATCGAGAGCCTGACTCAGGTGATGAAGACCGCCGATGAAAATCTGGCGCGGGAAATGTCCAGCCTCGCTGCCGGCGCTAATATCCAGTTCGATTCGCAGGTTATCTGGCATTTCAACAATCAGACGACCGAGGGCTGGACCGGCAGCGCCGGCGTACCGGGTGTGTCACAGGATGGCTGGTTACGCCCGGCGGACAGCGCCACCGATCCGTACATTACCTCTCCTGGCGGACTGGCTGTCGATGGTGCGGCGTACCGCTTCATCATGCTGCGCTTTCGTAAAACCGGCAAACCAGTCTGGGCTGGTGAGATCCGCTGGGTGTCTGCCGGCGAAAACTTCAATAACACGAAGCGATACATTGTTGCTGAGCCGGAATATGCCGATGGGGTGGCAACCCTGACGGTGCGTGATATTCCGTGGACAGGGAACATTGATCGTATTCGCCTGGACCTGACGAACCAGCAGGATGCCAGCAACTTTATCGAATTCGACTGGATCGCCGTTGGCCGGCCAGCACCCGGCGCCAGTACGGCTGCTTTGCAGGATGTGCGCAGTACGCTGAGTAACGCGCTGACCGCCGAAGCGCAGGCACGCAGCACGCTGGCGGCGCAGATGCGTGGCTCCTATGATGGGAGCGACCTGGAGAAAGTCACCTCCGGGCTGCTGTACCAGGAAAAAACTGCGCGCGTTACCGCCATCTCGGCGGAAGTTAAGGCCAGAGAGTCCCTGCAGACGCAGTTTAACGACAACAAAGCTGCTGTTTCTGGTGAACTGAGTTCTCTGACGACAGAGCAGAGCGCGCAGGCGAGCCGTATCGGTGGCCTGGAAACCAGCCTCGGGAAAAAAGCCGATGCAGCCGCGCTGACGTCCCTGACGCAGAAAGTTGAGCAACAGGGCGCCACGCTGACATCGCAGGGCGCCGCGTTAACATCGCTCACTAACCGGGTTGGCCAGACGGAAACGGGCCTGGCTGGTACGAATGAGGCGCTGAGCGGGCTGCAGTCTGTTGTTACCCAGCAGGGTGACAGGATAACCAGCCAGGGTCAGTCCATCACGAAACTGACGAGCGATTTGGGCACGACAAATGCCGCGCTGGCGAAGAAAGCCGAAGCGGCTGCGGTCACTGCCTTAACGCAGCAGGTAGAGCAAAACGGGCAGGATATTCGCAGCAATACTGACAGCATCACCAGCCTGTCGAATCAACTGGTCAATGGCCAGCCGAATCGCTGGTCCCGTCGACTCTATCCTGTGCAGCTGGCTAACGCCGGGACAGTCCCGTCATTCAGCGATGTTCGCGCCGTGGCGCCAACGGTCGTGGATGAGGTGGCCGACGCGGCCAAACTGGACTTTACGTCCGCCGGCAGCTATCTGATCGCGCTGTATTCCTGCCAGGTGAAAGTGGCCGCAGATACCACCATCACACTGGCGCCCGGCGCCAGGGTTTTTGATGATACCGGCGCCATATTTGTGAATGGGGTTCAGGTCGCCTGGGGTAACGCCAGCTGGAATACCGTCAGTTTTGAACTGAAAGCCGGCTGGAACACCGTTGAGTTTCTGGTGAATCAGTGGACCGGCCAGGCGTATATCAACCTGGGCCTGAAGCTGTCAGACAAGGTTGCTGAGATGTACTCCGGTCTCGGGGTTTCCGCGCTGGCAAACGCAGCCGGCGTGCTCAGCTCGAATGTCAGCCAGATTGGCAACGATGTGGTCAGCAATTCGCAGAACATCACCCAGCTCCGGAATGCGCTGACGCTGACAGACGCGAACGTGGCCAGCAAAGCGGATCAGACGGCGATGAACTCGCTAACCGGACGAGTGGAGAAGACGGAATCCGGGCTGACGGCTGCTAACGCCAACATTACCTCGCTGAAATCCGCTGTACGGGCCGGAAACGCATCAGGCGGGGATTTAATTCCCAACCCGACGTTTGACCCGGCGTATGACCAGATGGGGTTCAGCGTGGTATCCACGACGGCTGAGGAGGTCCCGCCGGGCTGCCCGTATGGTTATGCGGCCCGAATTGCCAGCCGGGATCACCATCCTAACTTTGCCGCGTTCCCGGCCACGCTTAACGATGTGATTGAGATCAGCGCACTGGTTGCCTGCGGCGCCGGCACGGCGAATTTTAATCTGTATGTTGGCACCGCGGTTCGGCCAGATACGAGCACCGGTGCGCCACTCATGGCGGGGGGCGGGAAATCACCCTCCGCGACCTGGCAGAGAACCACCTGGCGCTTCAAGGTCACGCAGGCGATGGTGGACAGGGGTTATATCCGCCCGTTCCTGCAGATCTCGCAGAACAGCCCGTATGGCACCGTATGGTTCGTTACGGACTGGCATATGCGAAATGTGACAGCGGCGCAAAAGGTTCAGGATACTGCGGATGCCACCGCGGCGGCGGTTGACTCCCTGACCACCACCGTGACGCAACAGGGTAATCTGCTGACCTCGACCGGCAACCGGACAACTCAGCTGGAAAACGGGCTGGCAACCACCAATGCCGCAGTGGCCAAAAAGGCTGATGCGACAGCGGTGCAGGATTTGACCAATACCGTCACACAGCTGGGCAACGACCTGACTGCTGCGAACAGCGCCATCACGAAACTGACCGGAAATCTGGCGAATACCGATAAAGCGCTGGCGCAGAAAGCCGATGCGACAGCGCTGGCCACGCTCGACACGAAAGTGACGCAGCAGGGCAAAACGCTGGAGAGCCAGAGCAATTCGCTGACGAACCTGTCGAACAGCCTCTCGCAGGTCGCGGCAGATATCGATGCCAGCGGGCAGATACCGGGTAACCTGGTCGTGAATCCCTCGTTTGAACGCGGGCTGGATGGTTACACCGGACGGTCAACCGCGACCAGTGTGGTGGAGGTTTCCGTTCCTCACAGCGGGACGCGGGCGCTGAAGGTTGATCCGGGGAATGTGACTCCGGGGCAATACATCCCGTTTGTTCAGGGGCGAACCTATGAAATCGGGGTGTGGGTCAAGGAACCCGGAGCGACGACGGATAATGGCGCGGGGAACAACAAGCTGCGGATCGGCAACTCTGCCGGCCAGCCGGTTTTTGAGCGTCCATACAACAGCGGTACGGTGGGGACAAACTGGACCCTGATTTCCGGTCGCTGGAAAGCGACGGAGACAGCCAGCCTGCCGGTGACGCTGAGTAACTATCTGATTAGCGGCAGCCGCTACTTCGATGATTTTTACGTCACTGACGTTACCGACCGGGTGGACATCGATGCCACCGCCGGCGCCGTTACCGGACTGACGAGCCGGGTCAGCACAGCGGAAGGGGCCATCACCTCACAAAGCCAGCAGCTGACGAACCTGCAGAACAGCCTGAACACGACCAACAGCAATGTGTCGAAGAAGGCCGATGCAACGGCACTGACTTCGGTCGATAACCGGGTGACAGAGGCGGAAGGGAAACTGACCACACAGAGCCAGCAGCTGACAAATCTGGCGAATGTGCTGACGGCCACCCGCAACGCCGGCGACAACCTGATCCCGAACTTTGATTTTCTGCAGGGCAGCACGGCCTGGGATATTCAGTATCCAGCCGGTGTGACCTTTGGCGACTTCGGAGACGGGAAAGCGGGGGTCCGGCTGAACCGGACGACTAACACCAGTCCGGGCATTTTCTCCAACAACAACAAGCCGGTGCCACTGAATGGCCAGCGCAAGTATCGGGTGGTGGTGAAGGCCAAAGGTATTTCCGGCGCGATGAGTCTGCTGATCCGTCGCCAGAACAAAATCGGCCAGACGGACAGTACGTATGAGGATAAAACGGTCACGCTGACCACTGACTGGCAAACCATTACCTGGGAAACCGGATTGACGGCTGCCGGCGCGGACGGGCAGAACTTCAAACTTTATTCTCATCCGACAAACGGTGAAATCTGGCTCGATTCCGTCCGGGTGTTTGATATCACCGATGAAACCAACATCAAGGCGACCAGCGATGCTGTTTCGTCTCTGACCGGGACGGTGACGAACCAGGGGAACACCCTGACATCGCAGGGGCAATCCATCACGGCGCTGAATAACGCGCTGGAAGGGGTCAAAGGCGATGTGGCGAAGAAGGCTGATGCGTCGGCGGTCAGTTCACTGACCAACCGGGTTACCCAGACTGAAAAGGATATCCGTAGCCAGGCCGACAGCCTGACCAGCCTGAATACATCGCTGAAGCAGCAGGCGACACGGGGAGCCAACGTACTGCCGGACGGCAGTTTTGAATCCTATGCCGTCGGCGATGTTCTCAGTAATGCCCGCGCCGTTATCACCAGTGAAGCTGCTCACAGCGGGACCAAAAGCCTGCGTGTTACGCGCAGTACGGAGTACAACCCGAACGCGACGGATAATAACGATACCCATATCTTTTCAGGCATGCAGGTTCGCGATAACGCGGTCTATTACGTGGAGGCGTGGGTTAAGTTGCCGGCTGGCTCGACCGCCGATCCGACCGTTTATATGGTGCTCGGATTTTCCTTCCAGGATTCTGCCAATGGCTGGTCGTGGCCTGGCCTGAACGTGAAAGTCTCCGAGTTGTCGGTGGACAACTGGACAAAAGTCAGTGGCTATCTGACCAACAACCGAACCGCGCTGAAACAGGCAATGGTGAGGATCTCCATCCCGAATACACCAAAAGTTCGCCTGGGTGACGCCTTCCTGATTGATGATCTGATCATCACTGACGTGACCGATGCGAAAGCGGCGCTCGATGCCGCCGATGCGAATGCGCAGGCGCTTTCCAGTTTGTCCGCGTCAGTCACGCAGAACGGGAAGAATATTACGTCTCAGGGCAGCGCGATCACGAAACTGCAGTCGGATGTGACGCAACTTGGTAAGGATATCAGCGGCAAGGCCGATGCCAGCGCGCTGACGAATCTGACGACCCGCGTGACGGCTACCGAAGGCAGCCTGAAATCGCAGGGAGACAGCCTGACCAACCTGCAGAACAGCCTGAATACGACTAACAGCAATGTGGCGAAGAAGGCTGATGCAACGGCGCTGCAGAGCCTGCAGAACACCGTTGAACAGCATGGCAGGGATCTGACCACGCAAAGCAGCGCGCTGACGAACCTGGAAAACAACTTTTCCTCCCTGGCCGTGGGCGGGACCAATCTTATCCGCAATGCGGACACTCTGGAGGGATGGAGCAGCCGCCACGCCACAGAAACCTATCTGGGCGACCGCGTGGCCTACACCCGGCTGGCGAAAGGTGCATCCGGCTATACCCAGCTGGATGAACAGACGCTGGACGTTACCGGGCGTACGGAATTTGTATTCAGTTTCTATGCGAAAGGGGCTTATGACGGGCAGGAGATGGCGAGTTATTTCTATAACCCGTCGAACACCACCACCACGGAAACCAGCCAGGGCGTTAAAGGCGGGGCCGGTGACGGCAAGGCGGTCACGAAACTGACCACCGCATGGGCGCGTTACTGGGTTAAATGGGTTATTCCTGCCACCAGTGGCACCAAACGGCTGATTGCCGCGCGTCTGGAAAGCGCGACGTCTGCCGACAAAGAAGTCTGGCTCTGCCGCCCTCAGCTGGAAACCGGGACCGTGATGACCGACTGGTCACCGAGTCCGGATGATGCGGCCAGCGGTATTACCGCGAACACATCGGCCATTAACAGCCTCACCAGTCGGGTGACGAATGCCGAGGGGCAACTGACCGCGCAGTCTCAGAGCATCACGAATCTGCAGAACAGCCTGAACACCACCAACAACAACGTGGCACAAAAGGCCAGCGCGCAGTCGGTGAGTGATCTCACCAGCCGGGTCACCAGTGCGGAAGGCAAAATCACCTCCCAGGGGCAGGCTATCACGAAGCTGCAGGGCGATTTGAGCAGCACCACCGATAAGGTCAACACCAAAGCGGATCAGACGGCGCTTAACGCGCTGACTGGCCGGGTGGAGAAAACCGAGGCAGGCCTCACGGCAGCCAACAGCAACATCGTCAGCCTGACGGCGGCGGTGAACGCCGGGAATGCTGCCGGGGATGATTACATTCCAAACCCGTCATTTGATCCGGAGTATGACCGCATGGGTTATGACGTGGTGGAGACCACCGCCGATGGTGTGCCGGCTGACTGCCCGTTCAGGTATGCCGTCCGGCTGGCCGGGCGAGACCATGTGCCAAAAATCAACAACATCGCCGTGACACCGGGCGACGTTTTCGAAATGTCTGCTCTGGTAGCGTGTGGTACCGGCAGTGCTGACTTTAACTTCTATATCGGTCGGGCCACTACCGCCACCGGTGGCATCGGAGCGAAAGCGTCCGGGGGCAACACCAGGACCACCTCCGCGTGGAAACGAGCCACCTGGCGCTTTACGGTGCCATCCGATACCAGCTTGCTGCGGCCGTTCCTGCAGGTTAATCAGAGCAGCCCGTTCGGCACCGTCTGGTACGCTGCCGACTGGCATATGCGTAACGTGACGGCGGCGAACAGTGCGCAGAAAACCGCAGATGCGACTGCAAAAGCGGTGGATTCACTGACCACCACGGTTAGCCAGCAGGGCGATACGCTCAGCAGCATCGGCACGCGGACCACCTCGCTGGAGAACAGCCTCCGGTCGACAAACGATACGGTGAGTAAAAAGGCTGACACGACAGCGGTGACGCAGCTGCAGGGCACGGTGACGCAGCAGGGGAATGACATCGCGGCAGCTAACAGCGCGCTGACAAAACTCAGCAGCGATCTGGCCACGACGAATGCGAACGTGAACAAAAAAGCGGACGCAAGCGCGATGAACACCCTGCAGAACCAGGTCACGGAGCAGGGCAAAACACTCAGTGCGCAGGGGGATTCTCTGACGCAACTGAGTAACAGCCTGAGCCAGACGGCAGCGGATATTGACGCCAGCGGGAAAATGCCGGGCAACCTCATTGTCAACGGCAGTTTTGAGCGCGGCGCGGCGGGCTTTACCGGCTGGAGCAGTACCGCGACGGTGGCCGATTTACAGGTTCCGCACTCGGGTAACAAGGCGCTGAAAATGTCCGCCGGCCAGTCGAACCTGGTCGGACAGGAAATCAGTATCACGCAGGGCCGTACCTACCGCATGGGGGTATGGGCGAAGCAGGACTCGGGGACCACGATTAAAGATGCGGGTAACACGAAGTTTCGTGTGGCCGACAGCACTGGCCTGCTGGTCGGCTCAAACTACGGACCGTTTAGTTCTGGCTGGCAACTGGTAACGTTTGACTGGAAAGCCACGAAGACCACGACGGCCAGTTTCCAGCTGACAACCTTCCTCAGCGCGGGGGCAATGTATTTTGATGATTTCCATGTCCTCGATGTTACGGATGAAAAGGATATCGCGGCTAATGCCGGGGCCATCTCTCAGATGAATACCCGCGTCACCGCTGCTGAAGGGGCTATCACCACCCAGGCGCAGCAGCTGACGAAACTCAGCGGCGATCTGGCCGTCACGAATGCGGCGGTCAGTCAGAAAGCTGAGCAAAGCGCTGTCACCGGGTTGACCACCCGGATGACGTCTGCCGAGGGTAAACTGGATTCGCAGTCGCAGCAGCTCACCAGTCTGCAGAACAGCCTGACCACGATGAATACTGAGCTGGGTAAAAAGGCTGACACGTCCGCGGTGAGTTCACTGACCGGTCGCGTAAGCCAGGTGGAAAACACCATCACCAGCCAGTCGCAGAGCATCACGTCGCTGACCAGCACCATCAATACCATCCGCACTCAGGGAGCTAATCCGTGGGTTGACGGTACGTTTGAAAGCTACAGCGATGGCCAGGTGCTGGGCGGGAGCGGCACCGCCGTTGTGGTGGCGTCTCAGAAATTCACCGGCGATAAGAGCCTGAAGTTGAGACGGGATGAGAACAACGGCGGCAACAGCGATAAACAGCTTGGCACCTGGCAGTCAGTCCGTGAGGACGCGAAGTTCCGGTTTGAGTTCTGGGCCATGATGCCGGCGGATCAGGCACCCTCCTCCGGGTGGACAACGCTGGTCGGTATCCAGTCGCAGAATGCTGCCGGGCAAAATGCCTGGCAGGCGGCGGTCACTGTCAGCGAAGCCTCTCTGGGCGCGCGCGATAAGTGGGTGAAATTCACGGGGATCGCCAGTAACAACGGGGCAGGCAGAACACGCGCGGTGGTCTGGATCTCCACCCGTGGCGCCACCGGCAACGGTACCCCTGGCTATTCACTGTATATCGACGATCTGGTCATCACGGATGTTACCGATGCGAAAGCGGCACAGGATGCCTCAGACGCGACGGCGAGTGCCGTGAGCGGCCTGACGGCGCGCGTAACGGATGCCGAAGGGAAAATCACTGCCCAGGCGCAGCAGCAGACGGCACTGGCCACGAAAGTGGATAACGCCAACTCCCGCGTCGATAACATGGCGAAGACGCTGAGCGACAGCCAGAGCACACAGGCCAGCCTGAATACCTCGCTTCAGTCGCAGATTGACGCGCAGGCGGCCGCCAACATCAAAAACCAGACGACGCTGGACAACACGATTAAATCGGTGGCCAGTATCACCAGTACCCAGCAGACGCATGCAACGGCACTGGAGGCGCTGGCAACGCAGCAGACGACCCTGACATCCAGTGTCGGGGATCTCAGCGCTTCCGTTCAAAACACCGCTAAAACCGTGGCGGATGTGAATGGTACGGTGAGTTCGCTGTGGTCGATGAAGGTTGAGACGGTTAACGGGAAGAATGTTGGCGCGGGGATTACGCTGGGCAGCAATGGTGAAACAAGCGACATGATCCTCTACGCCGACCGCTTCTCGCTGTTTAACCGTAACAATGCGACGGCAGTGCCGGTGATGATTGCCGAAGGCAATGAACTGTATATCGATACGGCACGTATCAAAAACAGTTCCCTGACCTCAACCAAAATCGCGGACGGTTCCATCACGAACGCGAAGATCGGCAACGAGATCCGCTCGAATAACTTTGTTGACGGGTCGCAAGGCTGGCGTATCGCCAAGGATGGCTCTTCGCAGTTCAATAACGTGATCGTTCGTGGCAGGGTCGAAGCGAATAGCGGCGTGTTCCGTGGCACTGTCCAGGCGGATGCGTTCATCGGTGACATTGCGGTGGCAAAAGGTTACGACAGCCTGACCTTCCGCCGCAACCAGACGGTACAGCGGAACGGTGCGTATCAGAACAGGGGGTATAGCATGACAGTGGTTCTGGCCTGCACCCTGGTGTGCCAGACCTATGGGACGGGCAGTGGCCTGGGGTATACCTCTGATATTACGTTCAACATTGGTGGGCAGGAGGTAACCCGCCGTATCTTCGTCGATGCCGGTAATATCACAGCTGGCACCACGGCCTTTGAATTGCGGTTTGCCGCGCGCCTGGATGCTGACTACAACAATGTCGGCTTCTTTATCAAGGCTACAGGTCGAAATGCCGCGATTGATTACACCTGCACAGTCGAGAACATCACCGCAACCGCCTTCCGAACGGACAGCAGTTCATTTAGCTAACAAAGGCCCCGCCAGGGGCCTTTTCTTTTTCCAGGGAAAACCATCCAGGAGGAACTTTATTATGGCGATGTATGAAGTCGGCACCGTCACGGGTGCAGCGTCGCAGGCACGGGTGACAGGTGCGACAACAAAATGGTCACAGGAGGCGCTGGGGATACTGCCCGGGTCGATTCTGGTGGTCTATCGCAGCGGTAGTGCTGACCTGTATGCGATCAAATCTGTGGACAGCGACACGCAACTGACGCTGACCCGGAATATCACCACCGCATTTTCCGGTGCCAGTTACGGCATTATTACCGCTGAAACCGCCAGCACCTCGTCGTTTGCTAACCAGCTGGCCAGCGCATTTGCATTCTGGCGTAGTGTGGTGGAGGGCTGGTCGATGGCCCTGACCGGCAGCGGCAATATCACCCTGACTGACCCGAGCACCGGAAAGCAGGTGACCGTACCGGCGATAGCCGGGATGGCGAAGGCATCGGATCTTAACGCACTGGCAAAACTCACTGGAGGAAACGACCTCGACGGCTCGCAGGTTATAACCAGCGATAATGCCGGTTTTATTCTTGGCAGGAACAACGATATTGGACTGGTCAAAAAATCAGGCACCTACGGGAAGCTGATGGTGGGCAGCGGAACGCGCTTCAGCGTGGTGAAAGGAAATAAGGCGACCATCAGCCCTGAAGATACCCAGACGGAGATTATGGGGGTCGATAGCGCCGGCAATCTGGCTGTTCCGGGCAACATCAGCGCGGGGAAATATTTTGCGCAGGCCATTGAGCTATCGATGAGTACGCCATACATCGACTTTCATTTCAACGATAGTACCGCCGATTACACAACACGGCTTATCGAGAACGTAGCAGGTGAGCTGACTCTCGAAGGGGCCTTTATGTGTAAAAAGCATCTATACGCCTGGGGAGCACTCATGGCGAGAAGCGTTGCCCCGAGCAATCCAGCGAATGGACAACTGATCACCGGCGCACCGTTCCAGTCGATGATTCAAGGGCGTGGCGGCTTTGGCGATGCCCGTGGTGCGGTAGCAAACTATTATGTTGAGGAGTCTGTGGGTTCGGAGCACAGGGCGGTTGTCTATCTCGATGGTTATGGCCGAACTGATGCATGGATCTTCCGTGCTGGCGGCACCATTTCCACTGGCAAAGGGGACGTCCTGACCACCGGCTCAGACGTGCGGCTTAAAGAGGATTTTACGGAATCTCGGGAAGGTGCCTCCAGGCGCATTAACGCGCTGGGGGTATGCGAGTTCAACATGAAGGGTGAAACGCGCCGGAGGCGTGGATTTATCGCCCAGCAGGCTGAAAAAGCTGACGATCTGTATACTTTCCTCGGCATCGAGCAGGAGATTGATGGCGAAAAATTCAGCGTGATGAATGTGGATTACACGGCAATCATCGCCGATTTGGTGACCGTGGTACAGGATTTGCTTAGGCGAGTTGACGCCCTAGAAAGTTGAGGAGCATAAAAAATCCCCCGGAGGCACTTGCCGGGGGCAACTGAAACGACATTAATTGCTGTGTACATCACAGAATAATTTGAAGTAAACGATAAGTAAGTTCAAGTAAACTTCTACTGGTCAGATGTTGTGTCGTTTTTTAATAACCTACCAAAATTAATAATGCAATAGTGCTAAATCCTGTTGGGTTTTCATGTTTAAGGATTTAAAACTAAAGTATTACTTTCCATCAGATAGAAATCATAAAGATAGATTCAGGGTAATGGATGCTAAATATTATTATTGACACGTTGATAATTAATTGAGGTGCAATCTTGTAATTTTTACACCTATGTTATAAATTTGTAATGCAGGGCGGTTTTATCTTGTTATTTAATGGGTTGTAGTGATATCGGTTCTTAGCGATTTTTAATAGGCTTTCTATGTTAACAAATTTCCCGGATGAAAAATACATTTCTGATAGAAATTCATCGTTTATTAAACGAGTATATTTTTTACGTCAGATAGGTGTCGTTCTTTGCTTTCTCCCTATATACTCTGTCCTCCAGGAGCAGTCACATCAAAAAATAACAATAGCCTTGTTAATTCTTAATGCACTCATCTGGCCATCGGTTGCTTATCTGGCAAGCATGATGTCGAAGGATATGCTGGGTACTGAAAAAAAGAATATGATACTTGATTCATTCTGGGCTGGTATCTGGATAGCCGTAATGCAAGTTAGTCCAATTCCATCATTATTCATAATTTCAGTTCAAATAGCTGATCGCTATGCTGCTGGTGGATGGAAAATTTTAAAACCAGCATTAACGTGTATGATGATTAGTTTCCTGACAGTTTGGTTAGCAAATGATTTCAGATATACGATTGAATTCAGTACCCGAACGGTATTGCTTTCTTTACCCTTGGCAACCTGCTATCCCATTGTATTGAGTGTAGTTTCAAGACATTTATCTATAAAGTTGAGGAAAAGAAGGGAGTTACTGGAAAAGCAGGCCCTGATGGATCCTGGTCTAGATCTTCCAAATCGCCGTTTTTTTGAGCAGAAAATGGAAAGTGCTTTTCGTGCGACGCGTAAAAAAAGAATTCATTCATATCTTATGCTCATTGATGTTGATAATTTTAAAAAAATTAATGATACCTATGGTCATGAAGTAGGCGATGCGGTGTTATCTCGTATATCAACAATATTACGAGAGTGCGCTGGTGTGAAGGACGTGCCAGCAAGGATTGGTGGCGATGAGTTGGCTATTATTGTTAACAACAGTAATAACAAGCTTGTTATAGCTATGGTTCATTTAATTCAAAAAAATATTAAAGATCTTTCATTGCCTTCCCACAAAGATATGTACTGTACTGTCAGTATCGGTATTTCTTGTGCAGAAAATAAAGAATCAATCATCGAGTGGATCAAAGAGGCTGATGAAATGCTATATGAAGTTAAACGTAACGGAAAGAATGGATATTGCATGCCAAATAATTGAAGAAGATATGATTTCTTTTCTCATGATTTTATACATATATATGTTTAAGAACGTTTATTATCCATAATTATAACAAGGATAAATCTCTTCGAAACCATAAGCGCCTTTCAACTTACATTGGACATCTGCCACCCAAGTCACTCGCGTAATGCAACTATCTGATCCAAATAGCTTTAATATTGAAATCATGTTTCTTTTTTAACCTTCCTTTTCATTTGATTTGAATAATCGATCGATACTCAAAGTATGATAGTTTTTGCCTATCATTAGATCGTTATCGATCATTTTAAACTATTTCTCTTTCATATTTAATTATGACACGATTAGGATTATTCTTAGTTCCGGTGTTTTTTTAATGATAAAGAACAGTGTGGAAATAGAATCCTGTAGATTTGTTTTAGAACCATCTTACAAAAAAGATGGTTCTGTACATTCTTGGGAAATTCTCACGAAAAATGTCAAAAAAAAGAATGCTAATGGTTATCTTGCTAATGAAAGTGCTTTTTGTTTCAGCACACTAAGTGACAAAGAAAAAATCGATTTGTTTAATAAACAGATATTGACAATTGAAGAAATTGATGCTTCTAAATTGAAGTTAAAGCCAGTTTCGTTGAATGTTGACAGTCTAATTAGCGATTATATCTTGAATGATAAATATATTAGCGATTACTTAAAAAAACAAAAAAACATTGCCTTTGAGATTAACGAAGAGTTTCATGAATTTAATACTAAATGCTGTATGATTGACTTAAAGTGTCTTTCGAAATTGTGTCCAGTATGGCTGGATGATTTTGGGAGGGGTTTAACAAGTATTACAATTATTCAGATGTTTAATTTTGAATGTATAAAAATCGATAAAGATTATTTCTGGGAAATACAGTATGAGAGTAAATTATTTAAGATATTAAATGAAGTAAAATCATACTGCAATTTCGTAATTGTTGAGGGAGTTGAGACAATAGAACAAAAAAATAAAGTACATTCTGTTGTTGATTGCGCTTGCCAGGGAAGGTTGTGGATGAGCGATTACTATTATGTCGAGATTTAA